GCGGTGATCTGTGCCAGCTTCTGCCGGACCTCCTTCTGCGTCGACCCGTAGACGCTACGCTGGATCTGTTTCCCTGTGCCGGGGTTCCGGCCCACAGTATACCGGGCCTCCCACCGCCCGTCAGGCCGCTGGCGGATAGAGCCACTTCCCTGGGCGTTACGTGTCAATTTTCTTGCCATTGATTTTCCCTCCTGATTCTGATAGAATAGAGGAGCAACAGGCCATGAAAAGTTTGTTGCTCCTTTTAGCCGCCCTCGGTGTTGGTAGCACCGGGGGCGGCTTTTCGTCCCGCTCGACATAGGGATTCCCATATCGAGCGGGAGCCGTGACGGCAAGGGTCGGATTTCAAATACGACCTTTACTCGCCCTCTGGCGGCGTTTCTGGGGCGTCTGCGGCGGGGGCGGTATCTGTGTCCACTTGCGGCGCTGACGTCGACTGTGGGGCGTCCTGGCAGCGGTAGCGGGGTATTTCAGCTAAATCTCCTGCATAATCTTCTACCTTTTTTCGCCCGATGTCATTAAGTTGGGACATATGTTCATAAATCTGCGCGGAAAGTGGCCTTGACCACCTTGCGGAGATTTCAGATAACGCGCGCATATCATATTCGGTTAGCTCTCCCTTTGATAGGCCATACAAAAGTTGCGTTAATACCATTCCTTCTGAGCGGATACGAAAAATAACCGACTCATCAATCCCCATTAACTCCCGAGGATCCACGCCAAAGTAATCAGCCAATTTTTGGACCGTTTCTGCTTTTGGGGTAGAACCACGCTTTTTCCACATGGAAACGACTCCCTGTGCAATGCCATTATCTCGTCCGGCTTGCGTAGGAGTCACGCCCTTCTGTGCGCAGAGTTCTTCAAATACATCATAAAAAGCCAAAAAATCACCCCTTTATTTTGTACAAAATAGAGAAACATCAAATGTTATATTGACAAAACAACTTATGTTGTGTATCCTATATAACAGTTGTGATACCCACACCATACCACAACTTGAAAGGAAGTGCAAGCGAAAGATGTACAAAATCAGCAAAAAGAAGCTGGGCCTTGCCATGCTCAGTGCCGGGGTGAAGTCGGCGCGAGAGCTGGCGGCTCTGGCCGGGATTGGCATAAACACCATTTCCCGGCTCAACAACGGCGGCTCGGCGAAGTTAGCCACTGTGGAAGTCTTGGCGGCTACGCTGGGTTGTACCCCGGCGGACATCATCAAGGAGGATTAGCAATGCCCACGCCAATGAGACATTACGGCCGCCGAGCGTGGAGGCATGAGGACAGGAAAGGAGGCGGTAACTGTGGCAGAGCTGGTTTATAACGTCACCGAGGCGGCGGAGGCCCTGGGCATTTCCCGGCGGAGCATGTACGAGCTGATGCACCGAGAAGATTTCCCCACCCTGAAGGTTGGCGGTCGGCGGCTGATCTCCAAGGAGCTGCTGGCCCAGTGGGTACGGGATCAGGCCCAAAGGAAAGAAAGTGCCGCCCAGGTGTAGGCGCACCGGGACGGCAGGGGTGGAATAGGGTTTACACGACACTGTTCCACCTCCAGTTTACCAAAACGACAGGAGGATTACAAGATGAATTTCGATTTTTTATCTGCTGGTTGTGAGGTAAAGCACATTGCCCACTTCATGGTTCTGGCACAGGATTGCTTGGACGAGCTGTATCCCGCTCTAGAGGGAAAAAAGGACAAAATTGGCTCCATTTACTCGCTGGTGCGGATTTCCGAGCGAATTGCGCTAGAGCTGATAGAGCAACTGGAGGCGTGGAATATGGAGGTTGCAAAGGGGAGGATAGGGCGCGATGGTTGACGAGCGGGAGCGGTGCGTTCGGCGGGCTAAGGCAGGAGGTGACGGCGACGGACATTCAAGAGGTGCTGCGGTACTTTGACGGCGTGAAGCGCTGCAACGAAAACCAATACATGGCCCGCTGTCCTTGTCACGATGACCGCAAACAAAGCCTCTCCATTGGGCGCGGAGAAAAGGGTATAGTGCTGAAATGTCAAGCCGGGTGTGACACGCGAGACATTATCACTCACGTTGGATTGAAAGCGAGTGACCTGTTCTATGATCGGCAGGAGAAGCCCCAAATTGTGGCCACCTACACCTACCCCAACGGGGCGCAAAAGCTGCGGTACTCAAACAAGCACTTTTCATGGCGGAGGCCGGATGGAAAAGGTGGATGGATTTATAATCGCCAAGGCGTCCCCCGCAGCCTCTACATAGCAGGAAAGTTGACCGGGGCCGTGTTTGTCTGTGAAGGTGAGAAGGATGCTGACAGCCTGCACAGGCTGGGCTATGATGCCGCCAGCGGTGAAGATGGGGCCGGACCGGGGAAATGGCGCAAGGAATACACGGAGCAGCTGCGGGGCCGCCATGTGGGTATATTCCCAGACAATGACGATGTAGGCCGTGCCTATGCTCAGGAAACCGCCACCGCGCTGTATGGCGTGGCCTCCAGCGTCCGAGTGCTGGACATATCCACGGTATGGCCCCAGATTCCAGAGCACGGGGACGTGTCCGACCTGATCGCCAGAGTCGGGGCAGAAAAGGCGTGTGAACTGATCGCCAAGCTGATCGGCGCAACGCCGCAGTGGGCACCGCCCCCGGCAAAAGAAGATCCCTTCCTATCCTGCTTCAAGGCCTTAAACGAATTTGAGGAAGAAGAAGCGACATGGCTGATTCCCGGCTGGGTTCCAGAAGGGCAAATCACCCTCATAGCAGCAGACGGAGGTATTGGAAAAACTACGCTCTGGTGCAATATGATCGCCGCAATCAGTAGCGGCCAGCGGTGCATCCTGGACCCGCCCGGACACCAGCGGCAGCCCCGGAAGGTGGCATTTCTGACCACCGAGGACAGCGTCAGAAAGAAGCTGAAAAAGAAGCTGCGCTTGGCGGGGGCCAACATGGAGAATATCATCACCCCAGATTTCCTGGCAGACAAAGAGGGCATTTTGCGGGGACTGAAATTCGGTTCAAATGAAATGGAACGGTTTGTGAAGCATTTCAAACCCGCCATGTGCGTCTTTGACCCTGTGCAGGGGTTTGTACCGCCCAACATAAATATGGGCAGCAGGAACGCCATGCGGGATTGTATGGCTCCGCTAATCAGCTTGGGCGAAGAAACGGGAACAACCTTCCTTGTGGTATGCCATACGAATAAGCGCCCAAAGGCCAGCGGACGGGACAGAATCGCGGATAGTGCTGACCTGTGGGACGTGTCCAGGTCTGTCTTGATGGCCGGGTATACGGAAGATCAGGGCGTTCGCTACCTATCCAACGAAAAGAACAATTACACACAGCTACAAGAGACAGTCCTTTTCACCATCGACCAGGACGGACAAGCACGGGCAGAGGGGACGAGCTGGAAACGTGACCGGGAGTTTACACAGGAGGCCACGTTGAACACGTCCGCTCCAAAGCGGGATGATTGTAAAGAGTGGATATTGCAGGAGCTGGACGAAGCTGGGGGCGCTATGCTCTCCAAAGATCTGGAGAGCAAGGCAAAAGAGGCCGGATATACCTTCATGACACTACGCCGCGCAAAGAATGAATTAAAACAGGCCGGGACGGTGAAATATTTCGCCACCGGCAGCGCCAAAGGCGGTGATCGCGTGTGGCATGTACAAAAAGTTGATTTCACGGAATTGCCAGACGACACGCCTTTACCGTGGACAGATTAAAGTCTTACCGTCTCCAATTACAGATGAACAAGTTAATCCCCAAAGCCTTGATATTACTATATTTTTCAACTTATTCAAGGTGAACAAGTTGAAAAAGCCTCGATATTACTATGTTTTTTAACTTGTCCAAGGTGAGCAAGTTAAAAAAGCCTTGATATTACTATACTTTTTAACTTGTCCAAGGTGAGCAAGTTAAAAAAGCCTTGATATTACTATACTTTTTAACTTGTTTCAGTTGGTAAAGTTAAAAAAACCTTGCGAAACAAGGGATTGAGTTTAACTTGCTCACCTATATCATTTTGACGGAGAAAGACCAACTGTAGCCCCTGTTTTTGAAAAGAAAATAGACCCGTTTTCGAGGGGCTAAAACAATCGTTGGTATCGTTGCAATCGTTGGTTATCGTTGGTTCATCTGGACTAACACCAACGATATCAACGATGACCAACGAAACCAACGGCCAACGATACCCCCCTATTTTTGAAAAGAAGTTGAAACCGCCACCGGCGGCAGGGGGAGGCCCAGCAAGAAAATCATGGTCGACCGAAAGAAATTATAAGGGTTAATCCTTGTTCAGTAAATACAGTTTAACGAGTAAAATCAAAATAAACTGTATTAACTGTATTTGCTGAATAGAAATCATAGGGTGACGATTTGCCCATTCTATCCACAAGGGAACACTTTGAAAGGAGTTTTGTATGGCCGCTAAATCGCAGAGAAAGGGCCGCACCGCCGAATTGGAGCTTGCGCGGACACTTCAGACGCACGGGTACCATGTGGAGCCGGGACGGGCTTTGAGTTATGGGAAAGTGCCGGACTTGTCCGGTCTCCCCGGTGTGCATATCGAGTGCAAGAGGGCGGAGACGCTGCGGCTGTCTGAATGGATGGAGCAGAGTGAACGCGATGCAGCCAGGTTCGGGGACGGTGCACCCGCTGTGTTCTTCCGGCGCTCCCGCTCGCCGTGGATGGTCTGTATGAAGCTGGAGGACTGGATGGGGATTTATAAGGCCCATCAGAAAGGAGACTGACAATGTTTTATCTGAAAAACGGAAAAGAAAAGTTGTTCATTGAGGAGGACAACGTATTTACCCAATGTCCCCGGTGCGGGAAGGAGATGCAGATCGACCTTGCCGACGCTGTGATTGACGGGCAGTTAGACCTTTATGGGACTTCCTGGTATTGCGAGAAATGCAGTGAGAAAGCGCGACACAAACAGTAACATGGGTGAACAGTATTATATCGGCGGTAAGCGGTATTCGCCGGAGGAATCCATTGAGCTGTGTACATACGAGCGGGAGCTTGCCGACGTCCTTCAAGACAGCGGCTACCACATCAAGTGAGGAGAAAGGAGCCATACATGAACAAAAACAGCAAAATGGGCATTGTGCGGGAACTGATGTTTTGCCTTTCGCAGACAAGCGAGTGGAATCAGATCGAGCGTGAGGACCCGATGATTTGTGAGAGCGGGCGCCGCTTTGAAGTGACCAAGCGGCGTATTATGGGGGAGCTTTCCATTGATGATGAGAACGAATTGTTCGATGCGATGCAAGGTGTAGTGGCCGCATATACCAATGCTGCCATGCTTTTCGGGATGCAAACGGCAAGTGCCCTCCATGAGGCTGTTGCTCAACCGACTATGCTTTCCCAATACAACCTGGATTGCCTGACCGCCATAGAGGAACGGGCAAAGTAGCGCAAAAACATTCTGAAAAAAGCCGTCTCCCAGTAACCGGGAGGCGGCCCCACCGGGAAATAGCTCCTCAACAAAGCTATCATACCACGGAGGGGGCAACTTTGCAGAGGTTAGAGAGTAGCAGCTGGGAGCGGTCCATAGCGGGGCCGCTCCTTTTTTCTGGCAACGAGCGGGAACCTTTTTTAGGGTCTTGGAATGTTGGGTTAAGAGTATCCCCGATGCCTGTGGCTGGTGACAATGAAGCTGGAGGACTGGATCAAGCTATACCAAGGGAGGCACGGGTGACATAGAGCAAAGAAACGGCAAAGGAAAAAGGGCTAACCAAAAGCTGACCG